CGAGTGGCGAAAATGATGGACTCGAGATTGTGCTCACGGCGGTCCCTCTGTGTGTAGACCCGTTCGGTCGGTGTCTCTCGCCTGCCGTATGTCCTGTTGGAGTACGAGGTGTAGGCCCTGTTTGACTTGGAGCGCTGAGGACCGCCATCGCCGCCGAAGAGCAGACGGTCGATTCCGGAGGTGAAGATATCGCTGACGGCGTTCTTGATGCTCGGCAGAGCGATATCCCACAGCAGGTAGTTCCCCACCTCCTTGATGTCCTCGGCGAAGAAGGCGCTCAGAGCCTGGCGTCCGAGCGATCCCTTGTCGATCCTGGCGGGCGTGGATACGATGCGCTCGGGCCTGGGCTTGGACTTGCGGGCGTTGGCCGGCAGGTCGCCTCGGATCGGGATGTTGTCTGTCATGTTCGTCCTTTCTGGGGAAATGGGAGGCCCCGAGTCTCCCCGGGGCCTCCTCAGGATATGGATGTCAGGCCTCGATCGTCTTGAAGACGTCGGGGCGCTCCTTCTTCGCCTGCTCGATCAGGGCCTTGGGCATGACGCCATTGAAGAACTTGATGCTCTTCTCCTCGTCCTCCAGCAGACTCAGGACGAACTCGTCGTAGAAGATGCTGTCCTTGAAGTTGGCGAGGATCTCAGGGGACTTCCGGAATCGCTTGCCGTCCGAGGACCTCTCGCCGTAGGCCTTGTCGACCATGATGCGGAAGAAATCGAACAGCTTGAACTTGTCCGACATGGTCCAGTCCTCGGGTTTGCGGGACATGAACGCCTGAAGCGTGTCCGTGAAACCGCCCGGCTCCGACTGCTGGAGCTCGATGAGATCCACCTTGTTCATGTGGAACCAGAGAGTCTCGGTGACCATGTCTCCGTCGAAGGTCTCGGCGCTGACGTTCATCTTGATCATGAATATGCCTCCTCAGGCGATCGAGTTGAGAGTGATGCCGGCGAGCGACTTCGTCGTCTTGACGATATGGTCCCACGAGGCCTTCTCGTCGAACTGCTCGCTCTTCTTGATCGTGCGCTTGACAGTCTTGCCGTTCTCGGTGAGGGTGACCACGACGGCCGTCTGAAGCTCCATGTTCGTTCCTTTCGAAAAAATGAGAAACCCAGGACCCGTGTTAGGGGTCCCGGGGTCGAGGTTGTATCAGTCGTCGGTGTCTTCGACGAGCTCAGCGTCAACCACGTCGTCCGAAGACGTCGAGGCGGTCTCCTCGGTGTCATCGTCGCCGGAGGCAAGGGCCTTCACCAGGCAAAGAGCTGCGAAGCCGGCTGCGGCGGGCAGGGCGTAGCGAGCACTCTTCTTGGCGATACGGCCGAGCTTGCTCCAGTTGACGGTGACGACGGGGGAGTCGTCCTCAACGGGCTCGGTGGACGGAGTCGTGGTGGAAACGGTGGTCTCGGTCATTTGAGTATCCTTTCGAGTTGATGGGGTCTCATTATAGGGCGTGCGAATCTTGCGAAAGCTTATACCCTGTGTTACAGGGTATAAGCGGTCTAGTTGTTCGAGGGTGTCTTGATGGAGTCGATGGTCTCGGCGAGGTTCTCGGCGTACTGTTGTCCGGCTTTGTCTCCGACATACGAGCCGAGGACACCACTACCGAGGCTGTAGACGACGGTCAATGCCACTCCGGCTGGAGGGCAAAGAGCGCTGACTACAGCACCGGCGGTGATGCTGGCGGTTGTCGAGGCGACAAAGTTGACGACCTTGTACCCGGTGGTCTCTTTGAAACTCATGGTTATTCCTTTCTAGAGGGGTCTCATTATGAGCCATGCTCATCTCACGAGAGCTTGTACCACCGTTCGGTCGGCTCGATCACGAAATCGAGGACGATGCAGGCGCGACCCTCATCGGTGACCCGGGATCCGTAGTGCACCTCGATCTGCCTCTGTTCATTCCATCCGAGCTGGTCGCCCAGGGAAATGCCTTCGAGACCGATACCGGCGTAGAACTCATTGAGACTGACGCACATCTCCCGAAGCAGGGTGTAGTTCAGCTCGTTGACGACTCGATCGATCTTGTTGACGGTCGACTTGAAATAACGGCCGCTGTAGGCGTCGTAGAACAGGCAGTCGCCCTCACCGTAGACGATCGTCTCACGAGGAACCGGCTGAGCCTTGGAGGCTGCCTTCTCAGCGATCTGCTTCTCCTCCGGACCGAGTCGCTCCTGGACCGTCGAACGATAACGGTCATACATCTGGCGAGTTCCCTCGTAGGCGAGGAACAGGGAGGACTCACGCCGCACCGAGATGCTGTGGGCTCCGACGATACAGGCTCCGGTGGCCAATACAACGATGGCGGGAGGGGCGTAGATGCGGACGTACAGCTTGATCCGCTGCTCCTTGGTGAGCTGTTTGAACTCGTCAATATCCCACTCGTGCATGATCCTGTCGGCTCGCACACTCATGGCCACGGACGCTCCGACTCCGAGAAGCGCGAGTCCTGTGAGGATATGGTGCGAGTTGCGCAGGATGAACGTCTGAGCGGTCTTAAGGATGGAGAGATTCATCGGTAGTCCTCCTGCATGCTCTTGATGGCTTTAAGGAATATCGCCTTGGCGATCTCGGGGTCCGTGCCCTTCGGCACCTTGAGAGTCACTCGGACCGTGTTGGTCTCCGGGTCGGTGTCACCGGAGACCAAGACAATATCATCGTCCATATTCGTTCCCTTCGAGAAACCTAGAACCCGTGAGGGTTCTAGGAGTGAGTGTATCAGTTGGAGTAGTCGAGTCCACGTTCCTTTCGGTACTCTTCCAGCTTCTCGGCCATCTCGGTTTCGAACAGGTGGCTGATGTACCACTTGGCGAAGCCAGCGACGGCGAGGCCGGTGAGGGCGAAGGCGATGCGGGTCATGATGGGTCCTTTCTAATGGGGTCTCATTATAGCCCTTGCAGGACCTGCGAAAGCCTAGAACCCGGGTAGGGTTCTAGGGGTGTCAGAGACTGGTGTCGATGTGGATGGGCTTGGTGAAGTCCTGCTTCGAGTTCTTGTTCCGGTTGATGCACCACTTGACGATGGCGTAGATGCCAACGCAGTAGATGATCGACTTGATCAGGTTCTCGACGAGGCGGGAGATCAGCATGGTATGATCCTTTCGTGTGGGTCTCATTATAGGACCTGTGGATCTTGCGAAAACTCAGAACCCGTGAGGGCTCTGAGCGTGAGATATCAGTTCTCGGTGGGGTCGTGTTTGAAGATCTTCTTGATCTCGTTCCAGCTCTCGTCAAAGCGCTGCTGTACGCTGGCTGCGTCCTGAGGAAGTGGGGTCGACAGATTCTCGATGGTCTTCCGCTGGCTGCGGACGACTTTCTTGAGCTGCTCGATCTGCTTGCTCTGGGCGTAGACAGCGTAAGCGAACATGACGAAGGAGATGATTCCGAAGATGGTGAAGATGATGTACATGACGGTTCCTTTCTTGAGGGGTCTCATTATAGGACATGCCGAAATCGCGTATCCGAATTCTCACCCCGGGAATTTTTCAGAATCGAAAAACCTAGAACCCTTGTGGGGTCCTAGGTCTTGATTCTCAGATGCGGATCTTGGCGACGAATCCGAGTGCCTTGGAGGCGACCGGGAATATCTGCTCGGCCTTCAGGATGGCGAGGATTCCGGCGAATGAGCCCACAGCGCCCACCACAGCATCCGGACTGGGGCAGAAGCGGCGCCGTTTGGCGTCCTGAATCTGCTCCAGGTCCTTGATGTTGCGGAGAGCGTGCGTGTAGGCCTCACTGTCGGGATCCATGCCGTCGATGAAGGCGTAAGCGTCATCCAGGGCGGACTTGGCATTCGGCTTGTTGTCGGACATGGTGTTCCTTTCAAATGGGGGTATCATTATGATCCATGTCTGATCCGCGTCTCAGGCGACCTCTGACACCTTGAGGGTGGCGGTGTCCTTCTTGGTCATGTCCTCAGCAGGAGTCTCGAGGGCGGCGTAGACCTCCTGGTTCTTGTGGTCCACATGGAGGACGCCATCGACCTTGGGCTCGTAGTTCTTCGACGCCAGACCCAGCAGAGCGCCCAGGAAGGTGTCGACAGCGGTGATGGTGCCGACGACGGCCTCAGTGTGAGGGAACCCCCACAGCCCCGCCAGCGCCAGATAAAGGGTGGCGAGGGCAGGCAGCAGGATCTGGGCAATCCACTTCAGGGTGTTGTAGGTCTGATTCGACAGAGACAAAACGCTTATCCTTCCTTCTGGTGTCCGGGAAATGGATGGGAAGCCGGTTCACGGCATCCATGACCTTCTCGGCGGTCCCGTTGCCGCCAAAGGTGTGATAGGGCTGGTACAGATACTTCTGCAAGTCCTCGAACTCGTCGATCGTGATATAACCTCGGGACAGATATGCCGTCCCCATGGCCACGATCTGATTGTGGGCCAGACCGAGCATCAGCTGGGTCTTGGCGTCGTGTCGCTCAGATCTCTTCTGTAGATACGCCCAGATCCCACTGCTAGTGAGGACTGAGCCGAAAATGGTGATCACGAGCTCCAGCATGGGTTGCATTCAGCCTCCGATGGACATGAGCGGGCGAACGCCGTACTTACTGGTCCAGTCCGCCCATGAGACATGCCGCTGGTCGCCGTAATACAGGGCGAAGTGGTTCTTGGTGACCTGATCCCTGAGCCAGAACGACTCGCCCGAGAAGGGGATCGGGTTGCCCAGACGGAAATAACTGAGTTGACGAGCGATCGGCGCCACGTTGTTCTCCCCGCCGTTGATGCGAACGTGGACAAAGTTGGACCCGAACATCTCGAATTCTGACGGAATGGTGACCTTGGGGTATTCCCAGCTCCAGCTCTTCTCGGTCAGCTCCCAGGAATTCTCCGTGTTCTCGAACGCGTGCGGCTCGAATACCGGGAAGGACTTGAAGTCCGAGATATCGAACGCCTGAAGGGCGGAGGCGAAACGCACCATGCCCTCGGCGTAGTCACGGCGCATCTTGGAGCCGTTCCAGCCGTTGATGCACCAGCCGGCTTCGCCGATGTTGTCGATTCCCAGATTCCGGTCACTCATGATCGTGATCCGGTGTTGGTTCGTCCCGTTCGGGTGATCCAGATATCGGTCGAAGTCGACGATGATCCACCGGCAGGTGTTGTCGTTGAACTGCCAGTAGTCGCCCAGCCACATCCCGTCGAACGTCCCGTTCCTGATGGCCATCTTCTGGGCGGCCGTGATGGTCTTACCGAGGTTGTTTCCCCGGGTAATGACCTTCTTCAGATTCGGGTCGTTGTTGAAGGCGTTCAGGAAATCGAACTTGTTGTTCAGAGTGATCTGCTTGGGCTGCATGACACTCTGAGCCCACTGGGCGTTCTCGGAACCCGCCTTACCTCGCAGATCGATGATCTCGAAGGCGGATGCGTCCTGGGCCCCCCTCGGAACGCGGACGGCAGCGATGAGGACCTCGTAGTTGTCCGCTGTCTGGGTCGGATGCGGAATTCCCTCGTTCGGATTCCCCTGGAGAGCCCGAATACCAGCGACGCGAACGTCCCTAGTATTGTTGACCCGGATGTATATGGCGTCGTAACGATCGCCGTCAGTACTACCCGGGTTGAGGTTGTAGTACCGCTCCGCGTCGTTCTCAAGCCAGTGGCCCTTGAGCCAGGCACGACCGGACTGGATGATGATGGTCCGTCCGTTCCCTTTGACGACCTGGTAGGCCCGTCCCCAGTTCTGGAATATGCCGTCGGAAATGACCCCGTCGAACATACGCCCGAAGTCGTCCGCGGAGTACTTCCTGTCCCCGTTGATGGAGACGAAGAATCCTGATCTTTCTGTCATGTGATGTTCAACCCCGGTTTCGACTTCTGAATATCTGACAAGGACTCGAACGTCGGGTAGAAGACGTCCCCCTCCGAGTCCGAGGATGTACGGATGTACTCGGTAACCCTAGCGATGTCCTGCTGCCCGAACTCATTCTGGATCTGCACGAAATCGCCCAGGAAGAAGTCCTCATTGTAGATGTACATGGACTGCTGAGCGGCTTCACCCGAGAACATCTCAAGAGGCATATGCCGCCATAACTCAGTATTGCACTGCTCATGTATCTGGCGATGGATGGATTTGGGGTCGACCGTGGCCACGCCCTTGAACCCGTTGCCTGCCTGCATGTAGCCATTGGTGTGCTCGATTGAGGGCGACTGCAAATACCCCTCTCGAAGTCCGAGACCTTTTCGCCCGACGGTTACAGAGTTATTCTGCATCATCGAGTCACCGCTCTCGTCCAAGTATTCCTGACCGTATTCGCCATTGAAGATGAGGTTTTTCGGGACTGTGAATTTCACAGCGCCCGAGAATATCTTCGTTCTGGTGCCGACCTTGGACTTGAAGTATGTGGCCTTGGACAGGTTGTCGTACTTGGGGGAGAACACGACTGGAGGGCGTTCCCCTTGGTTGAATGTGCGGTTAACGCCATTGTACGTGTAGCCGTACCAATAATACGGGTCCTCGCCGTCGTATTCGATAGCCCATCCCGACATTGTCAGATCGGTAAGGTTCTGGACGATCTTGTACCAGGATCCCTCCATACTATAGGGATCCTTGTCGTAGTCCGGATGATTCGACCATTCGTGGGAATAATTCATCGGGCGAACGTTACCGTTGCCGCTGACTTCTATATTGCCGATGTCCATCGAGGACGTCGGACGACCGCGGCGTATTCCGTCCGGAAGCTCATCAACTGAATACCATCCGAATCCCAGGACGTAACGCTCATGCGACGTGTCAAGCGAGTCCCGCTGTTTGAACAGCAGGTTGGTGTAATGCTTGACGACGTCCTTGACCTTACCGCGGGTACGCTCGTGCTTGCACAGAAGAGTTCCGTCCCACATCGGATACGGGTGCATGACCCGCCTGTCCAATATGGATTCAAGACTACGTCCGCTGACTGTCAGCAGGGACTCCTTGCCGTACTCCGTATTGAGCTCGACCTGCTCGATGATCATGAGCTTGTTCGTGCCCTTGGTGTACAGGTAGTAGTCCAGCTGGTAAGTCCTCAGATTCTCCAGAGTTCCGGGGACCACAAGCTTGAAGTCCCCGAACCCATGGAATCGCTCTGTCCAGACGACGGACTTGTAGTCCTCACAGATATGCTGGATGATCATGGACTCATCCAGTACAGCAAGATACATGTCACACCCCCTGGTAGAGAACGTCGGTTGAGAAGTAGACGTCGGTCAGCGTCGGATCATTCATGGTGATCTGGAACTCGTTCACGCCGGGCCTCAGCTTGAGCCAGTCCGAGTTTCGGTCCAGTGCCGCCAGGAACTTGTCCTTTCGGTCGCCTCTGGTCCGGATGATGTACTTCGAGCCCACCCTGGAATTGACGGTGACGACGTCACCGCCGACGATCGGATCGACCTTGTAGTACGTCTTGTCGAGAAATGCTCCGGTGAGCTTGAAGGTGTCTCTGGAGAACGTCTCGGTGACGGTGATCGGGAGCTTGGCCCCTGGTCGGAACCGGAATATCATGGTGAATCCGGTCTCCACCTCGCCCTTATAGTCGATGACCGCGGACAGGACTCCGCGATCCTTGGCGAACTCGAGCGAGGGGGATGGCTCATCCATGAAGTCGAACTCGAAGGTTCCGATGTCCCGCTTCCACTCGAGGTTCTGGTTGACCATCGTGTCAGCGTCATGCCAGTAGGCGTCCGGGCACAATATGCTGACGTTGATCTCCTCGTCCTTGGAGAAGATATCGGCCTCGACTGACTCGACATAACCTTCGGTCCTGACCCTGCGCTTGTCCGTGTTGACGTACACGGACATGGGCTGCTTGATCTGGAACCAGGAGTAGATGCGCTGGCGAGTCGTCTCGATGTCGGGATATGGCAACGGCGCGAGTTTGATCTTGAGGTTTCTCATTCCCGCCCTCGCGCCGTTGAAGATCGCCACATCCGTCAGAGCCAGTTCTGTGGTGTTGATCGAGGCCTTCGTTGCCGACAGACCGTCGACGGATTTTACCGCGACACCCTCGGCCCACGGGTTCGTGAGCGAGAGCACGATCCTGTGCTGACGATATGTCAGGAACTCTATGGACTCGATCATAAGTCGTACATGGCTCCTCTGAACTGTTCGATCTGGTTGTGCGTCTGCCTGTAGATCTCCGTCTCGGACAGAGCCTTGGGAGACGTGTTGTACTGGTTGAACACGACATTGCTGCCGTTGTTCACAGTCTCGTTCACAGTCTCGCCGACGCGGGACTGAGCGCCCTGGACGGCCCTGCCTGCGAGCTGGGTCGTCATGTTGGCCGACAGGTTCTCCTGAATATCGTCCTGCGGCAGGAGCTCCTGGATCTTGCTGGCCTGCTCCTCCACTTGCGAGAGGTCCAGAACCGGCTTGATCGTCGGGTTCATGTCGCCGCCGAACGCGTCGTTCCAAATATCCTTCGTGTTGCCGAAGCCCTTGGCGAGCGCGTCGACGGTGTCGTGAGCCATCGTGGAGGCTGCGTCGATCCCCTGCTCGGTGTTCTCCGAGATACCGTTGGTAAGGCCCTGCATCAGGAACTCACCGATCTCGAACATGACACGGGAAGGAGAATGAATACCGAATACCTGCTTGGTCGTGTTGACGATGCTGGTACCGAAGTTGCGGATCGTCTGCTTGACCTCTTCGATCTTGCCCTTGATCGCGTTCTTCAGACCCTCGACAAGCCTGTGACCAGCATTTCTCATCCCGGAGACGCCCGTGGATACGAGCTGCTTGATACCGTTGACGATACCATTCCTGATCGCCGTGATGAGCCGGATACCAGCATCCATCAAGGCGCCCGAGTTGTTCTCGATGGCATCGGCGAGGCCGTTGACGAATTTGATGATTGTCTCGAACGCCGCCTGGGTGATCCTCGGCATGTTATCGCCGAGGCTCTGAAGGAATGCCACGATGCAGTCGGTCGCCTTGGTTCCGATCTCGGGGATCTTGTATGACAGACCCTCGAGGAAGGACGTAAGGAGGTCGGAACCCCTCTCGACCAGTGTCGGCATGTTCTGAATAAGAGCATCCGACAAGGTGATGATCAGGAATATGGCGCAGTCGATGATCTCCTGAGCGCAGTCGTAGACCACCTGGATGATCGCGTGGATAATGGTGATCATGAGCTCAACGAACGTCGGAATGGACTCGATCATCGCCTGGGCCGCGGACGTCAGGACGACCTTGATGTACTCGACGATGGTGCCTTGGTTGTCGATGAAGACCTGCATGAAGTTGATGAAGGCCTCACCGATAGCCGTACCCATGGCGGGCATCCGCTCGATGAATCCGTCGACGGCGTCCAGGAATGTCTGGACACCCTCGGCTCCTGTGGTCGACAGGTTGGCGATAGCATTGACCAGATTGGCTATACCATCGGTGGCCAGGCCGACGCCGTAGCCGATCATCAATATTGCGCCACCCAGAGCGACCAGTCCGATGGCCGCTCCCTCGGCGATGTAGCCGATGACCACGAGTGCGCCCAGAGCCGCGGCCATGATGGCAATGCCCTTGCCTGCGGTCCCCCAGTCCATCTCGCCCAGAGTACGCATAACCGGGACGAGCATCGCCAGAGCCAGCACTGTGATCATCAGGCCCGCAGCGCCGCCGAGGCTTCCTCCGCCCAGGCTCGAAATGCCGACTAGGATGCCCAGAGCCACAGCCATCATGGTGAGACCCTTGGCATAGGTTCCCCAGTCCATGGTAGCGAAGCTCTCGATCTCCTTTGCTACGATCTTGAGTGTGATCGCGAGAACAAGAGCCGACAGAGCCCCTACGAGGTGCTTACCGCCGAGGCCCTCCTCTCCCTCACCGAGCCTGGATACGGCCACGGCCAGAGATGTGAGGCACAAGTCCATAGCGATGATGCCCTTGATGGTGTCGCCCCAGGACAGCTCACCGATCTCGGTGAGAACCTTGGCGATCTGTCGCATGGTTAGGGCCAGAGCAAGAAATGCGAAAGCCGAGGACTTCTTGATCTTGACGGTGCCCATCTGAGACATCATAGTCATCATCTTCATGATGAGCCCGAGTGCAATAACGCCTTGAGCGAGGTCGGATACGCTCATCTCGCCCAAAGGCTTTACCGCCTGAGCGAGCAGCCAGATACCGATACCCAGGGGAACCGCCACGAGGGAGAAAGCAAGCAGATCAACATTACTCTTGGTCGTGGTATCGGCCATGGATATCATCATCTTCACGACTGCATACAGTCCGATGACACCCTTGAGTATGTCATCCCAGTCCATGGACCCGATGTTGCTCAGAGCCTTACCGAGGAGTAGTGCTACTCCGGCCAATACGACCAAGGCCAACATTCGCTTGGCCATGCCCTTCATGTCCTTGTTGTCGTTGGACTCGGACAGTTCATCCTCGGCCTTCTTCAACATGTTGAACATGAAATACAGGGCGGAGCCGGCCATGATGATCTTGGTGGCCGGGATCTGAGCGACGACCCACAGGGCGCCCGCCAGAACGAGGACCGCAGCGGCGAGCAGGAGAATCGTGGTAGCCTTGACCTTGCTGGTCGTAGCCTCCATCGAGTCCTTGAATGCGTTGATGGTGTCCTTGACGCTACCGAGGATGCCCGCGAAGTTGGATCCAGCCTGCCCCCACTCCTTGAGGGTGGATATGACCTTGCGAGCCATAGCGATGAAGGTGGCCAGGGCTCCGGCCTTCAGGATGCTGTCGAATATGCCGGTGTAGTCCCCGTTGTCGGCCATCTCCTTGAGCTCGCTGAATGCACCCTTGAACGGCTCAATGAGAGCCTTAGCCGCAACGACGGCTACCTTACCGATGGCTCCGAGAACCTTGCCGATGCCCTGGATGAGCTTGACGAAGTTCTTCCAGCCCGCGGTCGCCTTGTCCTTGAGCTCGAGATTGGCGATGAAGTCCTTGGTGGTACTCCAGCCGTACTTGACGGACTCGGCGTACTCGCCCATGAGAGTCTTCAGATCGCTGAAGGCCTTCTTGAATGGTTCGACGTCGAAGTCAAAGTTCAGGGTCGCCAAGTTCTTCAGGACGCCCCAGACACCCGATCCAACGGACTTGAGAATACCGCCAATGGAGGAGAGCCAGGCAATATCCGGCCCGTTCTTCATCTGCTCGGCCCACTCGCTGAACTTGGTAGAGATCTCGTCGTAGAGCTCGGCCAGAGCTCGCATCTTAGGAGTCAACCAGTCCTCAACGACGACCGCCTGCTTGTTGATGCACTCGGTAAGCCAGTTGATGAAGCTGGTGAGCTTCTCGATCGCCGGAATAAGATGGTCAGCAAGATGCTGCCCCCAGAAATACGACTTCTTGAAGGCGGACTCGAACAAGTCGACGATCTTGTTCTTGAGCTTGGTGAACTTGGACTCGTTCTCCTCAGCGGAGTCTCCAGCGTCATCCGTGGACTCACTGACGATGCCGAGGGCCTGACCCACTTCCTGGGCGCCCTGCTTGAGCTCCCGGAACGGTCCGACAACGGCCTCCTTAATGCCGGAGCCTGCGGACTTCAGCGCCTCCCAAAGCGCGTCCCAGGCCTCCCTGAGGCGCCTGAGGCTGGGGGTGATCTCGTCGTGGAATCCCTCCGAGAAGTTCTCCCAGATGCGCTTAAGACCCTTGCCCGTCCAGATGATTGCCTTGATGACGTTCTCGGCAACGTTGAGGTTGTCGTACCACTCCTGAATGGCCGCGACGTGATCCCTGAGCTGCCACGACCAGTCCGCGGTGTGACCGCGAAGGCTGGAGATGAGGGCCCCAAGACCCTTGAGCGCTCCGCCGGCAATCCAGGCCACGATCTTACCGAAGTCCGACAGGACCATTACGCCTATTTTGATGACTCGGAAGAACGCCTCGAAGTACATGCCGAGGGACTCGATGGTCGACTCGCTGGGGACCAACTTAGCCATGAAGTTGGCGAAGGCCTCGGAGATACTGTACAGACCCTCGGCGGATGGACCGCTGAAGACCTGTGAGAACGCCTGACCGATGCGCTGGAGCGGCTCCCACATGGCGTGGAACAGGGAGGCGAGCCCCTCGAGGACCTTCTCCCTACCGCCGAGGTCCGCCCATCCCTGGAGGAGAGCGTTCCTGGCGTTGCCCATCTGAGTGATGATACCACTCGGACCGGTAAGGAATGCGCCTACCTGAGTCCACAAGGCCTTGGCCTGCTCGAAGTCGCCGAAGATGATTCGGAACGACTGACCCCAGGACGAACCCAGCTCCTCGCCGATGACACCCATAAGCTGGGAGAAGGTCTTGATGTCCTGAGCCGCGGACATACCAGTCCTGGCCAGTTCCTGGATCTGAGCGATCTGCTCCTCGGTGTAACCCATGGATGCGAGTTGCTCGTCGGAGTACTCCCCAGCCATCTGTTTGAGGGTCTCCATCATGATCTCCTGGGTCAGCCATCCCTCTTGCAGGGAGAGCCTGAACGACCCGTCCTTGGCGATCATCTCGTCGACGCTCTTGCCGTGGATCTTGGCAGTCTGGATAAGCTGGTCCTGGAACTGCTTGGTGGCGATACCAGCGTTCTCTAGGGACATCCAGTCCTGGAGTTTCACCGTACCGGCAGCCATGGCCTGCGAGAGCTGGTACATTGCCCTCGAAGTGGCCTCGGAGTTGGCTCCGGCCACAGCGGCCCAGTTCGCCAGGCCCTTAATCGATGCGACCGAGTCATCCAAACCGATACCGGCAGCGGTGAACTTACCGATATTGGACGTCATCTCACCGAAGTTGTAGATGGTCTGGTCCGCGTAGGTGTTCAGCTGGTCCAAAGCCGCGTTAACGGTCTGAATCGTCTCGCCCTTCTGGGCGGTGTTGGCGAGAATGGTCTGAACGGAGTTGAGCTGGAGCTCGTACTCCTTCATACCATCGATAAGCGGCTGAACGGTGAAGCTCGAGAGCATCGAGGAGCCGATATCGGTGATCTTCCCGCCGATGCTGGCGAGTGCACCGAACGCGACCGACTGAAGAGCCGAGAACCTGCTCGTGGTCTCGGCAACACCGGCCTGGGCCTCCGAGAAATTGAGGTTCTTGGCGGCCGCGGAGACCTGATTGATCCCCTCGACACCACCACGAAATGCCAGCCCCTCCTCGAGCTTCTTGACCCCGTTGAGGGAGTCCTGAACCCCGTTCATGAACTGGCCGTTGTTGAACTTGAGCGAGACCACCCGCTCCTCGATGGACGCCACTAGCCTCTCACCGCACTTTCAAGCTGCTTGACGATGCTGTCGAATATAGGCCTGAGCGCCGGATTTATATAATCCACGCCCTGGACATAGCCACCGGTTCTGGTGCCATGCCCATACTGCATTATGACTGCGATCGGGACACCCTGCTCCACGTGGGAGTTGTTCCAGACCAATGAGACTCTATTGGCGCTCCGCTTGATCTCGTAGGACCAGCAGGATGCGGTGTAACCGGACCTGACCGGAGTCGCAGCAGCCAATGCCGCAACTCCGGCCTGTCCACAATCGTCGAGGAAATCGAAGAAACGGCCCTCTTTGAGTCTCTCGAGCCACTTCCCCGTGTCCATCCTCGAATCGATCTCCAGCGTGAACGCTGGACTCATGCGGCCCTCTCACAGGACGCCGCGATACCGGCCACGATAGCGCCCATGGCCCCTCTGGACCACCCGACCTTGAGGTTGTCGGCGGTGGCGGGAATATGCGCAACAGTGGGCAGTCCGGAAGCCTTGATCGGGTCCCAGGTCGTCTGAGGCGCATCGAACTCCATGGACAGAATATCGCAGACATTGCCTTTGAGGAAGTCGGGATAAGCTGTCTTACCGATGTCCGAGTTGTAGGCGTAGCCCCAGGTCTTGAAGCCGCGGGCCCGAACCATGTCGAACATCCACTTAGAGTCGAAATACGCCTTGATGATGACCTTCCGCTCCATGCCCTTGAACATGTCGCAGACCTCTCGCCACTGAGCCATCTTGTACTTCGGATCGAATACGATGACATGGGTGGAACTGTACTTCTCGATCAACCAGTCCAGCTTAGCTGGCATGTACTGGGTCTTGGAGGCCTCGGCCTTGATCTCGGCCCAGGTGTACTCGTCGGCATTCTTGGTCAGAGCGGGGACAAGACGGTTCATGCTCTGATCATGGCACCCGAACCAGACTCCATCCTTGCTCCGAGCCGCCGAGAACTCCAATGCATGCGCGTGGTAGTCGACAGCCTGAGTGTAGGCGACCTCGGTGTGCTCGGGCCAGGACAAGGAACCGCCCCGGTGAGCCACTATGAAGTGCGGGATCTTGAAGAGCTCCGTGATCGTCTTGGCGCCCTCGGGAATAGCCCGCATAGTGAGCGTCCCGATCTCCTTGACCCCGTCCCAGACGACAACTCCGACCTTGGAGCCGTCAGCAAGAGTCGGATCGAGCGAGTCGTTCTGCTCCTTGAGTCTGACGTCGACTCCGAATCGGACCTTGATACCGGCATCAGAGGGCGGAGGGTATGCGGACTGCGCGTATCCGACGACGATCGAGGACCAGGACTTGTCTGTGGCTTTTCCCCAGTTCCCGTTTGTCATGGATTCGACGTTGGCAGGGAGTGTGCCAACCGCAGCAGTGTTCACATCGTGCTGCACGAATCCTGTGATCTGCGGAAACGGACCGTTCTGCCAACCGGTAGACGCTTTCTCTGGCGTGCGAGGAATAAGCGACTTGACCTTGGTGCCATCCAGCACCACGAGGACCGCGCAGCACCGAGCAGCGTAGGTTGCGTTCTTCGACTTCCACGCAACGTTCTGCGTGTCGGCAGAATTCGCAACCATTTTGACCGCCACGGTGCATGAGCGGATGTCCTCGTCGGCGGCGTACTTCCCAGTCCACCCATCCGGCGTGCAGTCCTGCATGTGGTTGAGCTGACCGCCCACGATGAGCAGAGCCCAGTCTCCGGCGACCGACGGAACGCTCAGTTTCTCGTCCGGATTCTTGGAGACGGCAATCCCCTTCATAGGAACTGCCATGATCAGACCTTTCGAACGATAACCGTGTTGGGCGGGGTGCCGGCGGGGACCTGCTCTTCACGACCGAGGATCATGACGTTCCCGTTACCCCCGCCTCCGCCGCCAGCGGGACGGTTGCTCTTGATGGTGACGTCGACGATGTCATCCTCGGAGAGCTTGACCGTCTTCGTGGCGGGCCAGCCCTGGTCATCCAGGAAGAGGCGAGCGTTGGTGTTACGGAAGAACCACACCATGCCGTCGATCTTGCCATTCTCGCCAGCGGTGTCGACGTAAGTCGGGCCATCATCGGGGTCGACGGTGAGAATGGCGAACGGAGGAATGTCGCCCTTCACATGACAGTAAGGCATGACGACCTCACTTGCTCTCGCCGAGCTTGTACTTGATCTCGTCGAGAGACTTCTGGAGCTTGTCCTGCTTGTAGGAGATATCCTTCAGCCAGCCGACGAGCGGACCGTCGAAACGACGACCAGCGATGCCGGCACCGGTCTGATCGGAGATCTCGACGAGACGATCCTTCATCTCAGCGAGAAGATCGGTGGCATATGACACTTCGAGTTCCTCTCCGCCGTCGCTCGAGCCCTGGCTCGGACGGCCTTTGTCGTACCAGTAGCGGCATGCCTCGGAGAACGGAATGCCGTAAGCCTCATAGGCCCCGTCTGCGGACCCAGAGTTGTATCGAGAACCGACTCGCTTGAGGTCCTCGTAGGAATCGCCCTCGGACTGGATGAGTCCCTTGAGGATGGCGCAGCCGACCTCGGAGGACTTCTGCGGGTCCCACCACTCTCTGTTCGGGTCATTGATAAAATACCCGTTGTAGGTGACCTGGAGCGGACCGACGCCGTTCGAGGTGCCCCACTCCGAGACGATGGGCCAGAAGTAGTTGAGGAAGTTGTCCCTCGTCACCTCACCCCAACCGGAGCAGGCGCCTCCGGCGTCATGGCCGTAAATATTGGCTCCCGCCTCGCCAGTCTCCATCTTGAGCGCGCCGAGGGCGGCCCACCATGGGCAACCGACGGCGTCAGCCGCACGGAGAACCGCATCCTGAATAGAAGTGGCCGCCCCGTTCTCCTCGCGGTGGGACGGGGCGCTGGAGCCGTGATTGTCCCGCCTGCGAAGGCAGTGTGTCCAAGCGGCGGCCTGAGTATACGGATGCTGGTTGTACTCGATGGATCGGACCTCGCTACCGGTCTGGTCCCCGAGGTATCCATCGATAGATCCATCCTCGGCGATCCAAGCCTCTGACAGAATCGTCGGACCAAGGCCCGTGACCATTGCAACGTGTCCACGGCCTCCCGAGGCCTCCTCGGACAGGACGATGTCGCCGATCTCGAATCCGCCGTCGGGCTCGTTGCCGGTCCACTGGTCGGAGATATCGGCGAAGTTGCGAGCTGAACACTCCTCTCGGAGTGAGCCAGTCCAGGTCGACCTGGGAAAATACCCAGCAGTGAAGGGCTCGCCCCACTCATGGTGGGCTGCGAGGTTGTAGCAGCCGGCGACGAGGGCCGAGCAGTCCGCATTGGCGGGTGATTGGATGAGCCAGCCATCCCAATCGGACTGATCGTAGAAAGTCCACCGATCCGGCTGGGAGTAACCGACATCCGCGACGTCGGCGTAGTACCTGGCGCAGGATGCTGCGTACTGTGATACAGTCATTTTGACCTTTTTCAGCCGTTGGAGTTCTCGATCGGAGCGAAGAGTACGGGAATGATTCGAGCGCCGTTGGCCTTGAGCTGTGCACGAACACGCGGAGGCGTTGTTGCATCTCCGGGCCAGATCTCGACGATAGACCCGTCGTCTGTGTAGTCACCCTTAGGGAGAACGAACGTTGCCCGGCTTCGGACCTGGATCTCCTTAGGGAGATCGACAACCTTGACGTCTCGAGTACCGTTTAGGTCTTGAGTCTGCCAGTCACTATTGCGCTTGACGTAGACCATGCCCGCCATGATGCGGTAGACGTAGGCGTTGTCGTCGGGGCACTTGATCCAACCAGTGTCGAACGTGCCGTAGCCGGAGCCAGCCCTGGTGTTGAACCATACGACCTTCTCAGGCATGGACTCCTTGAGATCGATGAGCTTCTGATCGGAGGTACCGTCAAGACGGACGACCTTGAGCAGGGCCTTTGAGCCTGCATAGAAAGCGACGTCCAGCTCGAAGCTCGGGTTGGACCCGAGAGTGACGGAGGCGTCGGTGACCCCGTTGGTCGGAGAGATGTAAACCGTACTGTACGGACTGGACTCGCCTCGTACAGTGGTGTGAAGCAGAGGAGTTACGCCAGGCATACTAACCTCGTGAGTGGTACTTGGCCCGTCTCGCCGCGTTCAGAGCCTGATTCTGTCGAAGCGTGGCGGCGGTCGACATCTTCTTATCGGGTTGGTTCTTCGCGTTGCACACTCGGATGAGCGTGAGTAGTCTGTTGATGTGCCAGTACTGGCACTCGAACGGGATCTGTAGAGCCACCATCCAATAATAGACGAGCTCCGACGTGACAACCCCTCGATCGGGGCTGGATCCCTCGGTCTCGACGAATGTCGTGGCCGTCATCTTGTTCTCGATGTATTCCTTGATGGCCTGGATGTTCTCGAGAGTCAGGTGTGAGTAGGCGACGGGGTCTATCTCGTTCAGGGTCATGCACTTGACGTAGTCCAGAACCTGGTCAGGGGTGAGCTTCTCGTTGCCGAGGTATGGGACATGCCATTTTGACTCCCATTTTGACAGAGCGACGAGACTGTGCTCCAGCTCGAGGTTGCCCTCGAACCCGTTGATGAACTCGTTGCGATCCTCGTCGTAGAGCTCATCCCCGACGACGTGAATCGTCAGCATTCGTTCCTCCCTGGAAGTCACCACGGACCCCGGAGCGGATCACGGGGTCCGTGGGAGTCATCAGACCGCGGCCTTGACGGCGGCGATGACCTCGTTCGGGGTCGGGAGCTTGGAGTCAGTTGCGCCATCGCCCCAGATCAGCTTCTCAATGGCGGTCATGCCCTTGTTACCGACGACCGTGGAGTCGAGGGTGACAACGCAGGTGGGCTTGTGTCCAGTCACGTTGACCGGAGTGCCCTTGAAGGACCAGGAGAAGGTGATCGCTTCGGGCGAGTCATTCACCGTGGCGTAGGAGCGCTCAGAAGGAGAGGCGTTCAGGCCGTAGAGCAGGTGAAGCTTGTAGCCGTAGTTGTTCTTCTTCTGGTCGTTGCCCTTGATGGTGCGGTACGCCAGGCCGAAGGCCGAGCGGTCCTGCTGACCGATGACGACCTTGTCGACAACGGCGGAGCCGTCGCACTGGAGCCACTCGTCCGGGTAGGTGTAGGCCTCGATCTTGCCCTCGAACGTCTCGGCCGAGGTCAGGGAGAGGTACTTGATGTTGTCGGCGTACAGGTCGGTCTGCTCCGCGCCGCTCGGAGTCTCGGTGACGTTGGTGAGACCGGACCAGGCAACGCCCTTGGCGTAAGTACCGGTGGCCAGGTCGACGGGGAAGAGGACACCGCGGTCCACACCAGTCTCGTAGAACTTCTTGCCCGTCTCGTCCCAGGTCAGGACAGCCATCTATACTCCTTGGTAGATGTTGAACACGTCGTGATGAAGATTGTGCGCCACGAAGTGCCTCTCGAAGGTAGACATCGGCATGGCCGCAAGGGCATCGAGCACCGGCTCGTCGGGATTCCTGCTGATGAGGGTGACCGAGTAGCGCGGTGTGTAAATCCAATTGGCGTTGTCGCCGAACTTCGAGTCGGCTCGACTCCGTTCGTACACGATGCACGGGTAGGTGAGCTGGACGGACTCCGGGGGCTGGAAGTAGACGTTCCTCGAGCCCAGCGCTGAGATGAGTTTGTTGTGGAACTCAAGGCGTTGGGCCATTGTACACCTCTCCGAGGTTGAGGATGAGGCGGGGGCGGCGGACCTCCACGTTAGTGACGACCCAGCGCGCCCCCATCCACCTCACGTACTTGATGGCGAAGAAGTTCTCCTCGGCGTAGGAGTCGGCCACGATGGTGATCTCGTTGTTGAGGCGAAGATTCTGGATGACCTTCGCCTCTCCGTCGTACTGCTTCTGGGAGCGGTTGACGTCCCCGTAGTACTCCCTCTCCGTGATCTTGTCCTCGAACACGCCGGGAGATGTCTCGACGGCGTGTCCGTAGCCTATGCTTCCGAAGAATCTTGCCATTTTGACCGAATCAGGCCGTGGCCTTCTCGATGACGATCGCGGACTTGTACTTGGTCAGCGCGCCCGAGCAACGAGCCTCCAGCAGGTACTTCTGCTGGTTGAAGTCGATGTCGAACTGCTCGAAGAACGATGTCTCGCCACCCTTGTCGGAGCCCATGGTGTAGTCCTGCATGTTGACGATGATGCCGAGCAGGTTCTGGGTCTTGCCACCGACCTCGCGCTTGGCGCCCTCCATGACCTCGACCTCGATGACGTCCGTGACGTTCAGGGCGTTGGCAACGGCCTGCTTGGTCTCGTAGACGTAGCGCTGGTTGAGGTCCTTGATCTCGAGCATGTCGCACACGAAGGCGTTCGTGGTGAACAGGACCGGCGAACCGGAACCCTTGTAGAACTTCCGGCTCCGACGGACCGCGTCGATGATGTCGGGGGTCTTGGCGTCCTTGTCGATCAGGACCTTGTGGGAGAAGAGCTCATCATCCGTCCAGATGGGGCGGATGTTGAGCTCCTTGATCTTGTTCTCGTCGGATACCTGACGACCGTCACCGATCAGGACGGCACGGGCCAGCTCCTCCTCGAGGGAGTAGCGCAGGTTCTGCTGCATCCAGGCGACCACGTTGAACGTGGTGATGTCGAGGACATCGTCACGGTCGATCTTGGTCTTGTTGTAGACGGTCGTCGGCTCGGTCTTACGGTTGGCGATCTCGTAGACGACGTCCTTCTTCCGGCTGGCCTTGACGTATCCCTTGGCCCGCAGCTCGTCAGCGGTCAGGTTGGACCACTGGGTCTTGACGCGGGAGAACGGCGTGTGCCTGGAGCCCTGGAGAACCTTGGAGACCCAAGAGTTCTCGCGCATGACACGCTGCGGCTCCGGGTCCAGGTTGGTGGCGTCCGGGAACAGCAGCTCGGGGTTCTTGATACCGTAGTCCGCGGCGTGGGCAAGGACGGCGGTGCGGAGAGTCATTCCGGGCATGCGGGCCTCGGCGAAGATCTGCTCCTCCTCCGCGTGAGAGAGCCGAGGACCGACGTTGCGCAGAGCGTCGCCCTCGAAGATGTTGGAATGCATCAGAGTATCACCCCCAGAGTCGCCGTGCTCGGCGTCCTCCTCGTAGTCATCGTCTTCGTCAACGTCGTACTCGTCGTCATCGTAGTCCTCGTCATCAACGTCTCCGCTGATCTCCTCGATAAGGGCCGCGACGGCCAACCTCTGATCGTCGTCGAGGGTCTCGAGGACGTCGGCAACAGTCATGCCCTCGTCCTCGTCGTAGACCTCGTCATCGTCCATGGATTCTGTATCCTCCGTGATGTCTCCGGAATCGTGCGAGAGCGTGAGGCCGGAGTAGATGATGGCCTCATCCTCGGACTCGGTCCATGAACCATCCGAGTGCTCCAGAGCAACGTTGTCGATGAGAGCCCCTGGATTGGCCCCGGACAGGACCATGGAAACCTCGACGATGTTGCCGTGAATAACGTCAGCCCCTCGCTGGTCGAGGCGGTTGGCGTAGATCGAGAGAGCCTTGACGTCACCGTGCTTGACGAGCTCCTTGGCGTTGTCGGCCGCGGGAGTGTCGTTAAGCGCGCAGTAGGCGTAAACGCCCTCATCTCGATTCTCGAGCAGTGCGTGCCCGAGAACGTTGTCGACGGCGTTATGCCCATGCTGCCACACAAGCGGCACGCGCTGGCCGTCATTCTCCTTGAACGCATTATGCTTGATAGTGCGCCCGTCGGAGCAGGTCAGGTCGTTCTTAGTGGCCCAGCCACTGAAGTCGAACTTCATCCTTCTCCTTTGAGTTGACTCATCGGCGTGCTGAGCACCGACTGTACATCAGGACCGGAGTCCTCGGCAGCCCCCTCGCCGTCCAGGGAGGTGTCGCCCATCTGTGGGTTGATGTTTGGGTTCTGGAGCTGATCCGCCTGCTCGTTCGGAGACGGCGGAAGTCCGATCCTTGTTCGTGCCTCGTTCGGTGTGATGACCTGGTCTCTGAGCATGGTGTCCAGGGATGTTACGATCTGGCTCGGAGGGACGTTCTTGAACGGGTCGCGGATGTACTGCACGGCCTGACCCTGGGTGCGCGCGGTCTTCGTGAGGAAGGCTTTGCTCATCCCATCAGCGAGAGCCGAGAGTACGGGCTCCACGGCCCGGTTCCAGTAGTGCGTCCAGACGATCTCTGTCGCGGTACCCTTGAAGACATCCTCCGAAATCCCCAGTCGACTCATGAGCTCCGCAGTGAGGAACTTGATCTGATCGAGCAGGTTGTTCTCCGCCGGACGGTTCAGCTGCGTGATCTTCTCGGAGCCGTCAGTGTAGGCGATTCCATGTCCGCCCTTGCCGAGCTGGTCCTCGATGGACTGGATCCGGTTCTCCGCCCGCTGGCGCATGGCCTCGGTCTTGACGACATAGGGGAGCTGGATGATGATGTCCAGCTTACCGGTGTACGTCTTCTCGTCGGCCAGGTCCAGCATGGAGAGCTTGCGGCTCAGTCGTTTGAGGGTCGAGTTAGGCTTGTTCATCACCTCGTAGAGAGGATTCTCGATGATGGCCACCGTGCGCTTCGGCAGGATCACCCGCTCCTTGTTCGAGGTGGCCTGATTGTAGACCTCCACCTCGACGTTCTCGGGGAACCACTGCGTAATCCGCCCGACACGCAACTGCTTGATGTCGAAGCTGTTGTTCGTCCTCGGATCCAGGTCGGACTCGACCGGGACGATGGCGATGACCCCCTCGTCGAACAGGGACAGCACGGCGTCCTGAATGAAGGCGCGTCCGTTCTGGTCGATGTTCGGCTCGAGCATCAGGCAGTCGTTGAGAGCTGAGCGCCGAATCCCGATGAAGGTTCCATTTTGAGCCGTGTCGACATGTCGGATCGGCGTGGCGGACACGTCGATGGCGATCATGTTGAACAGGGACGAGATGATCGACTTGTCGGCCGTCCAACCGAGCGCGAGCCTGTCGGCCCGTACCGTGTAGGATGGGCCGAGGGTCGACCGGCTGATGTCCTTGCCAGTGAAGGCGTTGTAGGCGTGCTGTAATCTGTCTCGCAGTCCTATGACCTCCACCTCCTAGTCGAACATGTCCTTGTTGAGTTTGTATGCGACCCAGGCGTCCATCAGGGCGGCGACCGAGTCGATCTTGTTCTCCCGTCGGGCCTTCAGGAGCTTGCGGTTCCCGTTGGTGTCCTCCAGGGTGATGGCGTTCCCCATGGTGAAGGTCATCATGGACTGGTCGAACAGGAGCTTGCGATCCTCCGCCATGTCCTTGATCTCGCCGAGTGGAACGGACTCCGTCCGGGATCCCTGAATCACCTTCTCGATCCCGAACGGGCCGTTCTCGTTCTCCCAGCGAGTGACGAACTCCTTGGCGTTGTACGGGTCGAACCCGAGACAGCGCACGTCGTACTCGCAGGAGGCGACGAACGCCTCGAGGTCCTCGTAGACGTTCATCATGTCAAGAACCGTACCCTCGAGCACCATGAGCGAGCCCTCCTGGAGGAACTCCTCGTACTTCTGACGAGTGGCTCCCGGAAGACGAAGCATGGTGCGCTCGGAAATGTAGCAGCGCGTCTTGACTCCAAACCTGCCCCGGCTGAGGGGGAACAAGAATGTGAACGCGGTGAAGTCGTCTCCCTGCGAGAGGTCGACGCCGATGGAGCATGGCATACCCCAGAAGTCCTGACGGTTGTGCCGCAGAGTCTCCTCGTAGGTGAAGAAGTACGTGTACCCCTCCATGGGGATGCCGAACCTCTTGGCCAGAATATCGTTCCTGGCCGCGGGAACGTGCTCTGCCCTCTCGACGTCTCGCTGGTAGGTCTCGTAAGAGACGGTGGCACCGAGATTCGGTTGGGCCTTCAGCCACGTCGACGGATCCGCGACCTCCTTGAGGTCGTCGAGTCGGTAGTAGAAGATGGATGTGTGCGGATCCGAGTACTCGCCCCTCAGTATGTTGAGGAGCTCCATCTTCATGTTGTCGCCCGCCGAGTTCCTGACGGTACCCTCCGAGGACACGGCCAGGATGAGCCAGTCGTCGACCTTGGATGCCCCCTGTTCAATGGCGCCGACAACATCCTCTCGAATATCGCCGGACAGCCACTCGTCCACTGTGTTCATCTTGGTCCTGAGACCCTGAAGCTTGTCGATGGACATAGGGCGAACCTCGAGCAGACTGTTCGTCATGAAGTTCTCGATACCCTTCTTGGTGGGGACGAGCTTCTGGCGCAGCGCTCGATTGCCGGTCGTGTTCTGAAGAGACCCCTGCGTCATGAAGTCGAACAGGGGGCCCTTGGCTCTGGTGATGGCGGTGCGGAAGGGCTGCATGACCTCCTCCGCCTGCTTCATGGTCGGCGCGGTCGTCACCTGGTGGGTGGTCGACGTGTCAATCGTCAGGAAATAGGCTTGCAGGAGTGTCTCGTACAGAGACTTCGCCCCGCCTCGAGCGACGATGATGTACTGCTTGTTGATGAGGCGTTGCTTCACCCGGCGCTTCTCGAAATGGCCGCCGGCGTCCGTCTTGTTGGGGACGTAGACCGATCGCTCGGTGAAGAACCACCAGCCGAAGATCTCCTCGGCCCAGAGTTTGAAGCTGGGGAGCAGGCGAAGATCGGATCCGTCAGTTAGAGTCATCTCCGCTTCCGCGAAGCGGATGAATCCCTCCACAGCGTCGCGATCGTAATAAAAACCGGGATTGCGAATCCGATCATCGATCCTGTTCATCTCCATCTCGATCTCCTTGCAGACCGGGATTCGGCCCGCAAGAACATCGTCTCGGAACTCTGCGTAATATCGCGGGGTAGCGGTATTCGACAGCATGGTCATCGGCGCTTGCTACGGCGGCGTCCCGACCGGCTCTTCTTCCCATCCCTGCGGGCGGCGACGTTGAGAGCACCCGCCGCCCCCAGACCAACAGCCGCGCCCTTGGTATGATCCCGAGCGACCTGCCCCATGACCTGCATCAGGTTAACCCGCTTCTTAGTGGTCTTCGCCAGGGAATTAACCGGCGCCGGACGCTGCTTGGCTGTCTTCGTAGAAGCAGCCTTCACAGCGGACTTGATTCCGCTGGCTCCGCCGCGGACAGTCGACGCAGTCCCCTTGGCAGCGTTACGAGCCTGATTCCCGGCTTTCCATGCTTTCCGCTGAGTGCCGTACTTGAGCTTCTTGGCTGTCATTTTGGCCTTGAATGCCGCTGTTCCCCCGGTGAGGCGCCCCATCTCCCCAACAGTCCTGGCGACCTTCTTCCCGCGACGCCCGGCGACCTTTGTGCGAGCCGAAGCACCCCTGGCATATGACTTTGTCTGAGACGCTCCCCTCCTCACAGATGAGGTTGCGCTCTTAGCATAGGATCCCGCTTTCGATGCTCCGCCTTTGACCGCGGAACCTACGCGAGAAGCGGCCCCCTTAGCGCCACCGGCGGCTACTTTCCCATAACCCCTGGCGTATGCTTTAGCGGATGCCCCATGTTTCTTAGCAGCGGCAGCGATCTTCTTACCGTTGCCGGACTTATTGAGATAGATGCCCGCGCCAACGCCTGCGGCGAGGCCAAGAGCTCCGGCAATGGCGCGCTTCTGGTTGCGCTTCTTAGACGGACCAGCGCCTCCGGAGGGCCGCTGTTTGCGAACGCCCCAGTGCATACCTTTAACGCCATGGTGTGCGAGGACCTCGTCCTCATCGATGAAGAAGATGTTGCTGGACATTCCTGTCTCCGAGTGCTTGAAACGCTTGGCGCCCTTGATAGCCACAGACCCTCCTCTGCTAGCTGCCGACTTGAAGCCCTTCTGAAGTGCATTCTGCAAAGTGTTGAAGGCGGCCTCTTCGGCGGCTTTCCCCGCCCGTTTGCGGTACTTCTCGAGCTTGGTCTGGGTCAGCTGCTTGTATTCCTTCTCTAGTCGAAGTCGGTTATTAGCCTTCTTCAACTGATCGTCGGACATGCCGTCTATTTTGGCCTGTTTCTTGGACGTCCATCGCTTCGCGTCCTTGATGCGCTTCTTGCGGACTCCCCACCTCATGCCCTTGACACCGAAGTGCATAAGCTCTGAGTGACTCATACGCTTATTGTGCCCCTTCTTGTAGAACTTACGGGCTGCCTCGGCAAGAGTGGCGTCCGTCGAATACGTCTTCCCCAGCTGGCCGCGGTCCAATTCGCCGTAGTACTTCTCACGGCGCTCCGTGGCGGTCAACTGACGGTTGCGCTGGTTGGCAAGGCGCCACTTCTTGACCTTCTCGGCATGCTCCTTGCGCTTCTTGAGGTAGTTCTCGATCTTGCTGACATCATCGATGCCATACTTCGCCTTGAGCTTGGCCTCATACTTGGCTCGGCGCTCAGCGTTGCGCTCCTCACGGCTCTTCCGAGTACCCCTGCGCATGCCCTTGACCCCGTAGTGCACGAGAGTGTCGCTCATGGGGTCTCCTTCTGGATGTTAATGCGCCAGGCGTACTCCTGAAGCTGCTTCTCGATCGCCGTTACGACGAACGAGTTGGCAGGAGGATCGAAGACGAGCCTGACTTGCAGGTACAGATACGTCTTGACGGCCTCGAGGTTCTTCGTGATGCCTGTCAGGTACTGATCCCAGGTCTCCGTCTTACTGGTGATCTTGAAAGGGGGCAGACCTAGCTGCTCCGCGAACATGATCGCCGTGTTGGTGTGGAGAATGATCTCCTGATCGAAGGCCGTGTAGTCCTCAGTGATACCGAGGGCCTTTTTGATGTCGTTGAGTATCGAGTCAGCCACGGTCACCTCCAGGGTATCGTGTCGTTCGGCGTTCTCTCGACAGGAGGCTTGGGTAGCAGACTCGCATCGCCGAAGTGAATCGCGTTATGCGTGTCGTGTCGCACGCAGATCAGGTACTCGGGGTCGAGGATGTCGGGATTGAACTCTCCCTCGAGGTCCTCGGGCCGAATGGGGTTCATGTGATGAACCAGAATCTTGTCGTGGATGTCGTGACCCGGGACCCCGAGGTCGCATGCGTCGTCTCGAAGGATGACCTTCTGCCTTGCCTGGCGCCACTCGGTGGAGTGATAGAAGGTCTGGTTCAGATACCGTTCGAAACCGAAGGTTTGATCGCCCGGATCCTGATTGAGACGTAGGTAGTCGTACCGATCCTCGAAGGATTCGATGCGAGAGAGTTCACTATAGGTCCGAATCCTGCTCAAGACCCACACCTCCTCCGGCGTAGGACTTGAACGCCTCGAGAACCTCCTTGTAGGCCTCCTCACCTCGAGCTGAGGCCGCCAGAGCATCGGCTTTGGCCTTGAGCATGTCGTTCTCAGCCCTGATTCGCTCCTGCTCCAGCCTCTCACGGCTCGTGGCGAGTTTGAGGTAGTGCGTGATGATGGAAGGAGGAGCCGTGCCGTCCAGTAGCATCTCCTCGGCTCGCTGGACTGCGAGCGACATGAGTCGATTCTCCTGCTGCTCCGGAGTGGCGGCCCGTCCTCTGGGTGACTTCTTGGCCCTTGCCACGGAGTTCTCTCCTGTTCCGGGTTCCTTTACTGGATACGAACCGGGGTTTCAGGTAGGACAGGACGACTTGCGTACCCCTCGTTGGGTAGAAAGGAACGAACGCAAGAAGACCCCAACGACACAGGTCGTCCTGCCTTATCCGAAACCCCGGTTCATATTGCCCAAAAGCACCTCCGGGGAAAATGC